AAAAGCAAATATCCTACTGACGAGATCACACACGTTTTATGGTTAGAAACTGAAAGTTTAAGTGGTTCTGGATATAGAGAAATATATCATGGGACATACCAAGAATGTTTTATTGAAAAAGAAAAGTTAGAAAACAAACCAAAGTCAAAAAGGAGAGGAATTAGAGCATGGATATTATCACATTAGAAAATAGACGTGAGTCATACGATAGTTTAGATAAACAAAAGAGATACATACAAATACTTGAAGTATTAGGAAAGAATAAAATGACAGCCAAAGAAATAGCTGTTGAGATGTTTAAAAGAGGAATGATTCCAAATAGTGAAAGAAACTTCACAGCACCACGTTTAACGGAATTAAGCTATGAAGGAATAGTTGAACCTATTGGAAAGAAGAAATGCGAATACACAGGAAAGACAGTATCAATATTTCAATTAAGGAGTGAGAAGAATGGAATTTAGATTATTAAAAGCCGAAGAAATAGATTGTAGAGTTGCTTCTATCGATAAGACATGGTGTACTTTATTACTTTATAAAGACGCCCGTGTCGACCAAAATATCCTAGACGAAACAGTAGGAAGTATGAACTGGAAAAATCATTATTCAAGAGATAACGCAAATTGTACGGTAGAAATATGGGATAACGAAAAGCAACAATGGATAAGTAAAGAAAACACAGGAACGGAGAGTTTTACAGAAGCTGAAAAAGGTTTAGCAAGTGACTCATTTAAAAGAGCATGTTTTAATTGGGGAATAGGTAGAGAACTTTATACAGCACCTTCAATATTTATCCTACCTCGTAAGGATATGGGTAGTATCCGTAAACCTGATGATGAACCAAACGAGTTTTTTGAAAAGAACGGTAAATACACCACAAAAACACGTTTCTATGTAGACTATATTGACTATGAAAACAAAGTAATAAAGAACTTAATGATACGAGATCATAAAGGAAACGTAAGATTTGAACAACTAACACCAGAAAAAGAAAAAGAAATAAATAAACAATTTGAAGAACTACAAAAACTAATAAGAGAGAATGAAGAAAAAGACGATAATTTCAATAGAGAAGATTTTTATAAATATTTCAAAGTAATAAGTGATAATCAATTAAACCTAAACCAAAGAAAAGTTGCTATTGAATTATTAAAGAAAAGATTAAAGAAGGTGGACTAATGTTAGAAGCTTTTAAAGAGGATAACCCTCATTTGATAGTAAATGATAGTTTAAAAGAACAATTTTTAGAGGACGAATTGTATCAAAGAATATTTGAACTAAAAGATATGGTGTATAAGTATGATGACTTAATCGAAGAAATAGTACAACAGTTGATTCATACACACATAACACTAGGAGAAATGGAAAAGATTGGAGAAATTATTTATGAGTAGAACATTTGGAGCAAGAGATACAAAACCAAGGAAAAGAAGAAAAACTAAACAAGAGATAGCAGAAGAAAGAAAAACACAAGTAAGTGAACACATAAGAAAGATAAGAGAAAAAGAAAAAACTAGGATAGAACAAGAATACTACCTAGTACCAAAAGAACTTCTAGATATGACAGGAATCTCATTAGAGAGATTAAAGAAGTTATTATGTGATAATGCAAGATTAAGAATAAATGAAGCACTAAAAAGATTAGAAGAAATAGAAAAGGAGTGATGACTTATCAATAAAGTATTTATTACAGGTAGAATTACCAAAGATTTAGAATTAAGAGAAACAAAGACAGGGAAGAAAGTTTGCGAGTTTACAATCGCAACAAATAGAGTAAATGGAAAAGAAGCTGATTTTGTTAATTGTATGGTATGGGATAAACAAGCCGAAAACCTAGTCAAATATCAAGGAAAAGGAAGTCTTTTAGGTATAGAAGGTTCTATAAGAACAGAAACATACGAATTAAGCGATAAAAAGCACTATAAGACGTTCGTTCTAGTAAATAACATAGAATACCTATCCCAAACACAAAAGACGGAGAATACCCCTAAAAATGACTTTGAGAGTGCATCTATAAAAACTGAATTTCACGACCAATTAGAGATTACAGAGGACGATTATCCGTTCTAGGAGAGAATATGATAGAAGGACAAACGAGTATCTTTGAAATGTTATATCCTACATACAAAATAAAGAAACCAATTCGTTTAATAGAATTGTTCGCAGGATATGGTAGTCAAGCACTAGCTTTAAAGTATTTAGGTGTACCTTTTGAACATTGGAGAATATGTGAGTGGGCTGTTAAGTCAATACAAGCATATAAAGATATACATTTTACTGATGACAATACTGATTATTTTAGTGAACAACCTTATGATGATGATTGGCTAATAAGTTGGTTATATGAAAAAGGAATATCTAGCAACTATAATGATCCAATGACAAAGAAACAAATAATGAGATTAACACCACACCAAAGAAAGACAATATATAACAATATAATAGCAACACATAACCTAGTAAATATACAGCAAGTAAAGGGAGAAGATTTGGGGATAAAGGAAACTGACAAGTTTACTTACTTACTTACTTACTCCTTCCCCTGTCAAGATTTATCTTTGAGTGGCAAAAGACAACTAATGAGTGATACCTCAACTAGAAGTGGAATGTTATGGGAAGTAGAAAGAATACTAGGAGAATGTGAAGAACTACCAGAGATTCTTTTAATGGAAAATGTACCACAAGTACATGGAGAAGGTGCTATCGAAGATTTTAATAAATGGCAGTTAAGACTAGAAGAATTAGGGTATAAAAACTATTGGCAAGATTTAATTGCAACTGACTATGGAATACCACAAACAAGAAATAGATGTTTTATGGTATCTGTACTAGGAGATTACAACTATACATTTCCTAAACCAATTCCTTTGAAGTTAAAGTTAAAAGACTTATTAGAAGAACAGGTAGATCAAAAATATTTTTTAAGTGATAAACAAATAGAAAGTCTTGAAAGTGGTAGTTATAATGCTTCAAAACCTAGTGTTAAATTAGAAATTACTGATAAAGGATTATGTCAAACATTAGATACAATGTCAGATGGAAATAGACAACCATTAGTTAGAACTGATGATATTAACATTGTTGGGAATATACCGCAATGGCATCAAAGAGGATATATATATGATGAAAATAATTCAATGACAACTATTTGTGCTACTGATTATAAAACCCCAAAATTAGTAAAGATAAAAAATGCAAATTTTATAGGTTGTATTGATACTAATTTAAGAATACGAAAACTAACACCAAGAGAATGTTTTAGACTTATGGGTGTAAAAGATGAGGACTTTGATAAAGTACAAAAACACCAAAGTAATTCAAGTCTATACCACCTAGCAGGAGATAGCATAGTTGTTCAAGTTTTAATGGCTATATTTAGGGAGATGATTTAGTGAATGATTATTACATTTATAAAAAATTTACAAGATTTTACCAAAGGTATATTACAATGGTTTATTGACTTTTTTAAATTTTTTATAGGAAGTGATTAGTTGAGAATATTAAGTGAATTTATACAAGAGGATAGTAAAATCATTACAGTACAAATAGGGTTGAACGAGGAGATAGAGGTCAAGAGAAAGAAACGTAGTAAATCAGCGAATTGTTATTTCTGGGAATTATTGCAACAACTTTGTTTTGAACTGAACCTAGATGTTATCCAGGAGTACCGAAAACGAGTAAAAGAACTAGGTATATTTAAACAATGGGAAATTGATACCATAAATGTACCTACATTTGAGAAACTATGGTGTGATAGGGGAATGGCATGGTTTACCGAAAAAGTCGAAGAAATAGGCGAAAAAACGGTTTTAAACGCATACTACGGTTCTTCTTCTTACAACTCTAAACAAATGAGTAGGTTAATAGACAATCTGGTACAAGATTGTAAATCGGTTGGAATACAAACATTGGACGAGTTAGAGATAAACGAGTTAATGGAGAAAGATTATGGAAAGAGTTGAATTAAGCCCAAACGATAAGAAAGATTTATTAGAATTGCTAGACTATGCAAAAATGAAAAAGAAAGACGAAGGTACAAAAAATAGGAGAGATAAATGGAATGACGCTAATTATTGGGAAATTAGAGTAGAGCAATTAAAAATGGTTCTTAATGGTTATGTAACAACTCCTGGAATACAATCTAGCTTGTATACAGTTATAAAAAGAAAAGGCATTCCAAAAGAAAGTATAGACAATGATCTAGCTGACTTCATTGATTATCTAAACGAAAAGAAAGGAGAAGATTCACTTTACTAATGTATGCAATTACTTTAAGAAAGAATAGTACATTACAAATAAGAGGATATAAACATAGAGGAATAAGATTTTGGTTATGTATTATTCATTACAAATTGAAAGGATACGAAGTGAGTCATGATTAAATGGGAACGAAAGAAAGATTAGATTTATTAAAAGAATATCTTGATAAAGAAGCAATTGATTATGAAAGTTATTGTTTAGAAGATGAACATAAAGAAGAAGGAAAAAATTTGCTTGAAACAAAAGAAACAGTTATTAACGAATTATTAAAAAGAATATCTAATCTAGAGTTTGAAGTAGAAGAAAGAGATAGAAGAATAGATAAAGCAATAGAGTATATAGAAGAAAATCTACAACCTTATGAGAATAATCTACCAATTATAGCAATAGATTATCTAAATGTAATATTTCTATTGAAAGGAAAAGATAAAAAGTGAAATTAGAAGATTATGTAGAAACTTTCATACCTACAAAAGAAACAATAATAGAAGTGGTAGATTATTTATTTGAAATCATTACAAACTTTTTTAGAGGGGGTAATAAAGAGTGAAAGAACATTTACAAGATTTAAAAAGTGGTGGTAGACCTATGACAAAATTAGAAAAAGCAAACAAAGAAATAGAAAGACTAAAAGAAGATAACGAATATCTTAATAAAGTAAATATTGAATTATCTACTAAAAAGAATAGATTAAATAATATCATAAATGAATTAGAAAAATGGTTAAAAGAAAAGCAAATATTATATGGAATAAATCAACAAGGTTTTAGTTGGGGAGTATGTGGTGAAGCATTAGATAAATTACAAGAACTAAAAGGAAGTGATAAGTAATGAGCGAATTTTTTGAAGAACACGAAAATTTAGGCTGGTTTATTATAGGTTTATTACTATGTTCATTCGTAGGTCTTTGTTTATATGCTAATGTCAAACAAGATTTAGAAGGGCATTATGAATATATTGATATGCAAGGAAATAAGGGTATATCTCAACATTGTAGAAAATATGATTATAAAAATTATGGATTAGAGTGTGATACTGAAAATGGTATTCAACAAGTACAAGCATTTAAATATGTTAAAGATTAGGAGATGATAAAGAGTGAGTGAAATAAAAGTAATGAATGATGATGAAATAAGAGATTTTTGTATTAAAAAAGATTTAAAAATATTTGAATTAGAGCAACAATTGCAACAAAAAGAAAACATAATAAAAGAAGTTAGAGAATATATAGAAAATCATATTGCTATGTTTAAAAATAAAGATGTATTAGTTGATATGAATGTTGATGAACTTTTAGAAATATTAGATAAAGAAGAACCTTATAACAGTGATGAAGAAGAAACATATAACACTGATGAATAACAACAAGATTATTTATGGGAAAATATTGATGAAGATAATATAGAATTAGGAGAATAAAGTATGGGAACAATAGTTGGAATACTTTTAATGATAATATTAATTTTATTTATAATCATGGGAATATTAGCAAGTAAAGATAAATAGGGTATCGGTTGAATAGGAAAGGAGAGTATGGAATTATTAGAAGCAAAAGAACAACTTCGTGAAGTTAATTCTCAACTTACTTTCTATATGAAAAAGAAAAGGGCTTTACAATCATTTATTCAAGAAGAAAACGACAGGTTGAAAGGTATTGCTAGTCCTAGATCAAAAGCATGGGAATTAAAAAAAGACGAAATATTTATTAAAGAATTTGGTAGGGAACGTACTGCTCGAGAAATAGCTTTACTTATGAATTATAGTGAAAGACAAGTACAACGATTCTTACAAGAAAAAAACTAGGAATTATCCTAGTCTTTTTTTATCCATACTTTTCCTAAGTCTACTAAAACATATCCGTCTTTTTTATCGAGAACTTTTAATTGTACATATTCGTCTTTAGGTTTAGCAGGATATACCGTTGTCCATTCATCGTTAGAAGCTATCCATTGTTCACTTGCTATATTATACCAAATGTATCCTTCATTTTCTTTTGCTTCGTAGAAATCATAAAAACCTGGTGTAGCGTGTCCTATTGATTTAGCTTTCTTATTAGGTTCTACCCTTATATTTAATTCTTCTACTTTTACTTCTATTTGGTTTTTATATTCGTCCCTTTCTACGTTTGGTGTTGGTTTTACTTGTCCTTTTCTTCTAAAAGCGTGCATTCCACCTTCATCTATTAGTTGAACATGACAGTTGCTTCCTAATGGATAGTTTTGACTAAAGAAATGGCAATAAACACCGTCCCAATGGTCATAAATAGCAATGTGTCCATATTCCCAAATAACAACGTCACCTTGTTGCATTGAATAAATACTTATTTCATCAAAATATTGATCTAAAACTTCTCTTTTTGGTGGATATAACATATTGCTTACTAAACCACTACCACTTAGTACTGAAGGTGGAATATCTAAACATTCGGTAAAGTAATACTGTCCTAAGTCCCAACATTGTCCACCATATTTTTTGTCATAATCTAAATACTTTCCATTGTATTTATTTTTAAATTCTTCGTAAGTCATATTATTTCTCCTTTACGGTATGTTTTACTCTATCTTTTTCTTCTGCTCTTTTTCCGTTGTTAAATCTATCTAGTGTTCCAACTAAGTATCCTGTTATTCTACGGATACGTTCAAATTTTACTCCTTCGCCTTTCATTTATCCCAACTCCTTAAATTGAGATTCTTCTTTTTCTTCTTTAGTATCCTTTTTTGCAAAGTAGAAAGTAAATATCATAATTGCTATTTGCATGAATTGTTCGTTTGATACTTTTCCTACTATAAAACCGTATAGTAAACCACCTGTAATAAGCATTGTTATAATACTCTTTAAATCAATCAATTTCTTTAATTCTTTCATATAATCTCCTTTACTTATTTACTAAAAAGTCTTGTAAATCTTTTTGAGCTTCTTTTAATTTATCAATCGAATTTCCGTTAATCTCATGTGATACCAAAGCAAGTATGGAATTACATAGAACTTTTATAAATGTATCTTGTTCTTTTGTTTTATCTTCTAAATCTCTTATTCGTTTTTCGTGATCCTTTAAAGCTTCATCATGTCTTTGTACCTTGCTATTCTTTTTCCAATTTGCAATAAGGTTAATCGCACCACCTATTGTAGTAATGAAACCACATATAGCAATAACAACAACGAAAAATGATTCTATTTCAGTTAAAGTTATCATTATTTATTCCCCTCTCATATTAAATTTCCTTTAAAGCACTAGCGTCTAAAATAAAAGGTAAATCATCATTCGTTTGACTTATGTTAGTCTGCCCTTCTTCACTCTTGGCTCTATAAACTTCTTCTAACTGACTAGCAAGTGTTCCCTCTATCTTTGTATAGGTTGGGGTGGCTAAACCGTAATAAGCAGTTATATTGTTTGTGCTTAGATAGTTGTTAATTGCAGTTGCAGTTGTTAATGTTGTATCTTTAACTCTTACTACTAAACCATAACTATTTGAATTAAATGTACCTATACCATTATCAACTGTCATATTGTATAAATCATTGTAAGTAGAACCTAGTAATTTATCTGCTTTTGTAATGTTCGTATTATAATCAACGATAGCATTATTTGTTAAACTATATGGATATAACCACCCTATAGAAGTACTACTTACTCTCCAATTTACTCTTGATATAGTTTGTGTTCCATTCAAAACAACTTTCCCTATCTTCTTCTCTAAATACCACTCATTTGTTCCGTATGGTTCGTATGGTAAAACAGTATTTCCTTTGTTTACCATGATATTGACCGTTTTCATATTATTGTTATTATTAGTGGAACTTCTAAATCCTAATCTAACAAATGCAATATCTTTTCCACTAGGTACTGTAAATGTAGTAAAATCTCCACCACCTGATTTGTCTACAGTTCCATCTGCTTTTAATGCACCTATATATGTTTTATCACTTGCATAAAATAATACTTGTGATTTATAATTCGTATTTATATTTTCATTATCATCAACTTTTATATAATCACTTGTTAAAGAATTAGTATCACTAAATGTAAGCCCTGTAGTCCATACTAAAGCTACATTTTCAGTACAAGTTGCTCTATTTATTAAATTATTACCACTATTTCTAATAAACTTATCTTGGTAATCTCCTATACTTCCTAAAAACATTCCTTCTGGTAGGTTTATTGGATAGGTTGTTCTTTGGTATGGAATATAATCGGTTGCTTGGTTTCCTAATTCTACTTGAATACTATCTAATATAGTTTCTAGTGTTAATGTATCTTCGCTACTATCGTATATATACGCTACTAAATATTGTGCATTTTCTCCTGTCGTTATTGTTATTGAAGTTCCTGTATGGTCTGTAATTACTCCACTTACCATTACATTATTTGCATAAGAAGTTGTTATATATCCTACTCTAAATCTTTTGCTTGATATTTTACTAATTGTATAGGTTTTATTTGCTTCACATGGTACTACAATACATTTTGTTGTTGAACTACCAGTTATTATTTTAAAAGAACTATTAATATAACCATTTTTTACCATTGTATCTTTATCAAACAAGTTCTTCCCTACTACTTCTACCTCATTATCTCCACTTACTGTATGTACTTGCATTGGAAAATCAGGATTAGGTGCAGGATTTCCACCTGTGTATGGTTCGTATGATGTTGCAGTTGTGCTATCTACTAATTCATATTGTATTTTATATCTTTTTAATAATATCTTAAATGATGTTCCAGTTTTTGGATAAAAACTAATATATTTTAATTCATTTGTATAAAAGTTTGCAGGAGAAGTTGATATGTTTCCTGCGGAAATAGGTGTTTTTCTTGAAGAACTACTATGTGTTCCATCACTTGTCAACATTAAATAAAAACTTGATGATAATGTTACTGATGTATCGTTATCAGTCAAAGATATTACTAAATATTTGCCACTTGGTATTTCATCAACTATTTTTCTATAACCGTAAGTATCACTTGTTGTATTATAATCACTATAATTTGTTGAAAATAAGTTCTTCCCACTCGTACTATCCTGATATGTGTTTCCTTTTAATAAGACTTTCATAGGAGCTTGTTCCGTATTTGATAATGTTAGTTCAGTTCCTTCTCCTACGACTTTTTCCCAATTATCCCATACTACGTCAGTTCCGTTGTTCATTATTTCAAGATAACTTTCTCTTATTGTAGAAGGTATGTTCTCGATATTCTTATGTTCTGGTAAAGATACGTTTGTAATGGTATCGTATACTTCTCCTACGTTAGTATACATTGATTGTATTGTGTCGCTTATTGCCATTATTGAACACCCCCACCAGTATTTAGGTTATCTAATAGGGTTTGTATATCTCCTACAAGTCCGTCAACGTATGTCTTTGTAGTTAAGTCTTTTCCTGCAATTACGTTTTCAAGAGTACCTTTACATACTATTAAACTATTTCCACCACTTGTATAATTAGCATAAGTTTTTGTTGAACCTGATAGGAAACCACTATCCATTGCAATTCCATAACCATTATTTACTTTTATTACTCCACCTTTATTTGAAGTAGCATAATCGGTATTTTTTACATAGTCCGTAAGGTCAACGTGTACTCCTATTTTTCCTAGTAGTTCCCATTGTCCATTGATATATACATATTCGGCATAGTTATTGCCTTCTTCTGTTGGGTTTTCTAAAGGTACAAGGTAGATTGTATCGTCTTGTCCTGTTGTTGGTAATTCATTTACAATAATCATTTTTATTGCTCCAGGATCGCCCTTATCTCCCTTATCCCCTTTTTCTCCGTCTAAGATTTCTACTGTTTGTTCAGTTCCGTCTTTATGGGTAATTGTTATTGTAGTAGTTCCGTCCTCTTTTTCAGCTTCTATGTTTAAATTATTTGTTTCTGTTATTGCCTCATTGACTTCTTCTACTAACTGTTCCCACTCACTACGAGGTGGTATTGAAGGTTCACTTCCTTCTTTATATGAACCTTGTGCAACGTTAAAATACTTTGGAGTAGGGGAATAACGAAGTTGCAACTCATTGTCCACTGATTCGTATCCAAACACCCCTAGAAGCACGTTTCCTGGTTCTTGCAATACTTCATAAGGAATTATGCAAACATCGTTTAGAATAGGTGTTTTATAGGTTTCCTCGCACGTTGAAAAAACAGCTTGTTTTGCTAGTCCTTGATATTCATCACTAAATTCGAAACGTAATTCAGTGATATTGTATTCGCCAGAGTTTACTTGGTTTAGTTTTTCTATTTCTATTGTATAAGGTTCTACTTTTATATTCATAAAATCAACTCCTTTCTAAAATAGTCCTGTTTTATATCCAACTATATAAAGTGGAATACACCAATCATTTTTATCTCCTACTGCTATTTGGCTATCATTAATAATTGAAATGGCACTTCCAAAATATAATTGTGTATCACTATTTGGCACGTATCCTCTTAAACCTGCGTAAGCATTTCCATTATTTTGAATCATTGCCAGCAATAACCCTTGTTCTCCTTTTGGCACTCTTACTGATTGACAATTCTTTCCTGTTTTCCAATCGTAATAATAAATTTCTAACATATCATAATTACTACTACTTAATGTTATTGTTTGAGGTGTGAAATTATTTGTAGGGCTTGAATTTGTCCATAATAGTGTTCCTTGTATTCCACTTAAAATATCAGCATTATTATTGACAACGCTTTTTATTTCGTTCATGTCGGTGTCGTTTATTTTATTTATATCTGGTACCTGTGAATTTACATTTAAGTTTGATTTATTGCTATAAGTTATTGTTTGAACTGACATAATATCATCTCCTTTATTCTATTCTTATCTTTTGAGTTAAAATATAGAATTTGCCTTGATCTAGATTTAATTCTTTTGTTAGGTAAATTGTTGTTTCATCATTACTCATAAAATCTATTGAAAGTGGTATTTGTGTTGTATCTATTACTACACTCATTTGATAGTGTATATTATCAACTTTTTCCCACGTTATATTTTGCATAACTGAATAATCTTGATAATTTACTCTTAATTTAGTTATTTTTGTTGTATTAAAGTTTTCCTCGTTTCCTACATTTATGTTTCTATTTATGTAATTTGCTATTTCTGGATATGTTGTATCTGTGTCATCGTCTATTACGGATAAATAATAAGTAAAGTTTAAAAATAAATTTTCATAAATATTCTTATTAATTGTTTCATTTTCTGTGATTAAAAGATTATTATCTTTTGAAAGAATAATTTCTTCTGTTATTGGAGAGTCGTTTAGATAACCATTTGGTATTTCAATAGTAGAAGTTGTTTGGTTTTTATAGATTTGTTTATTATAAAGACCTCTAGCAAATACAATATTTTGATTTGAATATAATTCTCCTTTTTGTATACTAGCGATACCATAATTTTCATAAGGATCTCCAGAATACATACTGTCATATATAACAACAGAAGGGTGGTATACTTTATCATTACTTAAAACAATAAACTTATGTAAAGCAAAACTACTTTGTACGGCTGTATTAAAATTAATAATCGTTGTAGGGTTTGGTACAAAACTATATACAGGGCTAACAACATACTCTCCTTCTTTATATGCTACACAAACATAGTTATATTGTGCAGTAGAGTTTATTGTTGTGTTTCCTTTTGCTATACCGTATAAGATTCCATTTTCTACACATAAATTGAAAGAAGGTATTGAAGCTTCAAATGTAAAACTTGTTATCGTTGTTAAACTTTCTTTATCAATTTCATTTAGATTCATTAAATAAGTTCCGTCTTGGTTATTATATCTAGTAGTAAAGTACATAGTATCTCTATCGGCTATTCTTATGCTCATAATAGGTTTACCGATAGAATATTCTGTATAGTTTGTTAAAGCTGTTCCATTAAAAAACTCATACTTTAATGTTGTAGCATTAGTATCAATATAATAAAGATATGCTTTATAAGTATCGTTTTCTTTTTCTACTTGCATATCGCAACGATTTATTATATCTGCTTGTGCGTCTAGTTCATGTCCTTGATATACTTCCCATTCGTTTGGCATTCCTACATTATTTACAAATTTAATTAAGCAAGAATAATTACCACCATAAGAACCAAAAATAAAGTAAGTTGCTTCTCCTGGTACTTTTCTTATAATGTGTGGCATTGAATAATCTTGCCAAGAAATACTAAATCTTTGTGAAGCAGGAATATCGTAATTTGATTGGCTTATATAATAACTTGCTCTTAATTTGCAAAAGTACCCTTTAGAAGTTTCTAAAGCCACATTATTTAATAAGATAATTCTTAAATTGTATGGAGAATTTGGAGCTTCATCTATTCCGTATATTGTTCCGTTCTCATCATAGTCTAGATACCATATCCATTGAAGGTATGAACCTGAGTCGTATTTAGTAATTAATTCTAAGACATTTCCTTTTTGATCTAGTACAGCAATAAAACCCCTTGTATTTCCGTCTACTAAGTATCCACCATATACCAAATAATTAGAAGTAGTTGTTGTGGTTAAGATTGAATAATGGTTTACTGATATACCTTTTTCGGCAAGAGCTTGTTCTATACTTGAATTGGTTTCGTATAAACTTCTAAAATAATTTTGTTTTTTTTCTTTTGGAGTAATATTTCCTGTTATGTATTTAATTATGTTTGGTTTTAAATCTATTAGCATATTATCACTCCTTTAATGGCGAACTCAAAGTAGCTTGTAGTTCGTTGTTTCCTGTAAGTGTTATTTCTTCGAAGTCCGTATCATAAAATATAATAGTTGCTTCTTCTTCAAAGTCTACGTTTCTATTTATGTATTCGCCTTCTCCTATGTTTCCATTATTTTTTGCTCTTTGGTTATCGAAGTAGTTTATTGCGTTTTCACTATTAAAGCTTGACGTTAGTACAAAGGTATAAAAGATTGTATCTACTGATTTTATATAGTTGCTTTCTTTTGACTTAACCATGTATTCTAAAGCAAGGTCTGGGATAGGTGCTTCAAAACTAACTCGATTTCCTACATTCCATAAATTAGAACGTGTTTTTACTGTTAAAAGTATTTCAGGTTGTCCTTTATATTTGATATACGATTCTCCTATCAATCTTAATTCCGTATTTGTAGTAGCGTCACTTCTATTTTCATATCTAGCAACAACCCCTTTTCTATCAGTAGAACCTTCTATTCTTGCTATTTCAGTATTGTTTGTTATGATTTGTCTACCTCTTATAATAGGTATATAAGTAATAACGATAACTGAACCTAGAGATATGTTTCTAGCACTTTCAAAGGTGTTATTTCCAACCGTATAGTAAAAGTCTGCTGTATAACCAACTTGTTTTTCTTGATTGGTTGTAAAAGTCTTTTCTACACCGTTTACTGTTATTGATTGAATAGAACCTATCTTTTGTTCTACTAGGAATTGTGTTGCGTATCCGTCAGCTACAATAGTTTGTGTTTGGTTTATGTTTCCATATACTTCATTTGAAGTCATTACCTGTTTATTTCGATAATCTTGGGTATTGTAAGAATAAGAAATGTCATCGATTAAGTTTTCATCAAAATACGTTGTATTGTACTCTATTTTATTTCCTAAAGGTAATTTATTTGGATCATAGAAGTCTATTGCAACTGTATCTTCATCAACCATTCTAGTAGTCCACCTTGATTGTGTTATGTCGGCAAGATAATTAAATACGTCATAAGCAGTTTTATTCTCCGTAGAGTATGCCCCTATAACGTCATTAGCACCCTCTATATCGATATTTCCTATTACGAAACCATATTCACTAATTGTTTCGACAATCATCTCTATTGCCTCGTAAATGGTCTTATTTGCTATTACAAAGTCAAGTGTTTCTCCTTCACTTAGAAAAGTTTTAAAATCTAGTATTTGTAATGTAGAAAAATGTGGCTCTCTTGGGTTTAGAGATATATTTCCAGAATTTTTTACAACTCCACAAAATAACAACGAATTGTCATCGTCTAAAATCTTACATTTTGTATAGTCCTTAGCATGATAAAACGTTGTCGTGTAATCTTGTAATGTTTCCCAACTTTTAGGGTATATGTTATTTAAAATCACAGAAGGGGTGTTAAGCATTTCTTCTTTGATTGTAAAATCTTTATCACATAGAACTTCTGTTGTTCCTATTAAGACTTTCACTTATTACCACCCCATTCCGTAGTTGTAATCATTCTTCGCACCATTTGCGAAAGTTTTTATGTTTCCTACTACTTGTCCTAATGGATCAGTAGTCATATTCATTTGATTATTTACTATTACATTTGGACTATAATGTAGACTTGAAGAATTTGATAGTTCTGGGCTTAAAGAAAATGTACTTTGGATAGCTTCGTTCAAGTCGCCTTTCATATCCTCTAAAGCTTCTGTATATCCTAAAACGGACATTTTTCCAACGAAAGCAAACTCGGTACTTGGAGAATGTATTCCTAGTACTCCTTTTAGTCCATTTAATATAGAACGTCCTAAATCTTTAACCTTATTTACTATCCAATCTTTAGTACCTTTGATTCCATTCCATAGTCCTTCAATCATTTGTCTACCTACGTTTCCTAAAGTACCGATAGAACTTATTAAACCATTTGCTAAAGCTTTTATAATTCTTGGTGCTTCTTGTACAAGTTTCGGTAAAGCTATTCCTATTCCTACTACTAAACCTTTTATTAGTGCTACCGAAGCTTCTAGTAGAGTATCGACATTTTCACATAAAGCTACCATTGCGTCTACTAAACCTTCAATAACGACAGGAATAATTTCTGGCATAGCGTCTGCTAGTGCTAAAGAGATTTCTACTAAACCTTGTATAAGTGCTTCTATAATGTCAGGAAGCATAGGAGAAAGAGTTTTTATTATATCTGGTAGTACTGCAACTATTCCTTTTATTAGTGATACAGTACTATCTACTAAAACAGGTAGTAAAGTTTGTACTAAACCTGGTAACATTGGCATTAAACCATTTATAACTCCTACCAAACTTTCGGCGATTCTAGGTGCTATTTTAACAAAGGCATTTGCTAGATTTGTACCTGCTTGTGTTACGGTTTCAATTACTTCATCAACTGAACCTTCTCCACTTATTAGGTTTTTAATAGCCATTCTTGCACTATTAACACTTCCTGAAATAGTACTCATTGCTTCTTTTGCCGTTGTTCCTGTTACACCCATTTGCGTTTGAATAACATGTATTGCTTGGTACATATCGTCAAGACTCGAAATGTTATATTCTATTCCACTTATTTCTTGGGCATCTGCTAAAAGCCGTTGCATTTCAGTTTTAGTTCCACCATATCCCAATTTTAAATTGTCTAGTAGGGTAAAGTTTTGTTTTGCAAAAGCTTGATAAGCATTTTGTATTGATTGCATATCAGTACCAAATTTATTAGCATTATCACTCATATCTTGGAAAGCCATATCAGCTGTTTCCATAGCTCTTTCAGTATTTCCTTCTACTGATTGCAATAATGAGGCAGCGAAACTATTAACACCTTGCATATAAGTGTTTGCGTCTACACCAGCCGTTTTATAAGCTCTACGTGCGTTTTCTATGACTTTATCAGCACTTTCTCCAAATAAGGTTTCAACTCCACCGATAGATTGTTCTATATCGGCATAAGAGTCTATCGCTTGTTTCGTTACGTCTGTCAAAGCTTTACCAGCTAGTATGCTTCCTGTTGCAACAGCACCCATTAAAGCTCCACCTAGTTTTGCACCTTTACCAATGATACCTTTTAAACCATTTACCTTTTGTTCTAGTTCTTTTGTATCTCCTAGAAAGTGGTATATTACGTTTCCACCATTAGCATTGTTCATTTCCTCAACTCCTTTCTTGTAAAAAAATAAGGGCAAGGGCTACAACCCTTAACCCTCAAAGAGTTTATAAAGTTTCCCCTGTTCCGTTTAGTGTCATAGTGAAGCCGAACTCTCCTTCGTCCTCTGCATTTCCACCTAAACTTTCAAGAGTAAGTTTTACGTTTACTGTGTATGTAGTGTATTCTAATACACCATTATTTACACCTGTAAGTAAATCGAATTTAGCTTGAATGTTATTGAATTGTGAGATTGTTCCACTTGCTAGTAAAGTGTGAACTTTTCCTAAAACACTTTGAATTGCTGTGTTGTTAATGTCGATTTTGATAGTTCCACTTAAACTCAAAGCAACTCCTGTGATAATAGAACGTTGAATTGCATCACAAAATACATACCAATCTTTTTCTTCGAATGAAGTGTCTAATGCTAGTTCACTCGTAGTACATAAATTCGTAAATACAGGTGTCGTTGTTGTTCCTGTGTTTATCGCAAGTCCTTTGATTAGATCACGATTTGTTACATAAAATTCGTTCATTGTTTCTCCTTTCTTATGCCACTTGACTAATAATACATTGTAGGGTTGCTGTATAACCAACTCTACGAATGTCTATATACTCTATGGCTTGTGGGTTAGAGTATTGTTTAAATATAATTTCCCATAATTGTCCTTTATATGTGTACATAACACGTTTTCCTATTAAACTTCCTATTGTATTCGCTGTTGTATAATTCTCTCTTATCGTTAGTCCATAGACATTGACTTGAAAGTAATTAAACATTGGATCAATATCTCCAAAGAATACTACTTTTTGTCCTGGTTGTTCTTGAACAACGATAACTCTTTCGTCTTTATCGTTTGTACTAAATTCAGCTTTTACAAGATAATTTTCAAATAGACTTTGTAAGTATGAAATTAAAACTTCGTTTTTCACATATTCTCCTTCCAAGATTGATTGACAGCATTGTCGATTATTGTCGTACCATATCTTTTTAATGTATAAGCAAACCACCTAGAGTGTGTATCTGGTGTAGTCCAATTTGTAGTTGCATCATTCATTACCCATACATTAGAAGCATAAGAAGTACTTGAAGTAAGATAGAAGTCTTTATCAGCTCCTCTTACTCCTTGTCCAACTGTTTCTCTCCTTAAAGTTCCAGAATGATTCTTTCTGTTGCTTTGAGGTATATGGGGTACACTAAAATTCAACGTTTGAGTTGCTACACACCTTAAAAAGTCAGTAGGCATTTCTCGAAGTGCTTTCTTTACTTGTGGGTTTTCGTCAAAACTATATGTTATTTCCATTACTTAACAGCCACCGTATAGTTTACGATTTTATTCCATATCCAATTATCTTTTACTCTTAATACTGTGAACGTTTGACCGTTAAAAGTTATCTGGTCGCCTTCTTTTATATCCGTGGTGTTTTTTACTATATAGTACCCTTCTGCTTCTGGTATTGTATAAACTCCAAAAGCAACTCGTATGTCTTGGTTATAAGGGCAAAGAATAATTGGTTTCTTTTCAATATATTCATCGTCCCATACTCCTGTTTCTTTACGATTGTGTTTTATTAGGGTGGCTTTCATTCCATTAGTTAAAAACATTAGAACGGTAACCTCATTCCCATATTGTAGTTAATTGGTACACCACGATATAAATAACCATGATTTGAAAGTATTCTTCTTGCTAAGGTAGAGTAATCACTTGATAACTCACTTTTCATTTCTCCTGCGTCTACTCGTCCTTTATAGTCGATTGTAGGAATATCATATTCAAGCATAAAACGTAGTTGTTCCATACTTGCGTTCTTAATAGGAGTAGGAACGTTATCACAATTCCAAGAAGGATCACGATAACGTAAACCTACTTCGTTGAAAGTCATTTCACAAGCTTGTTCAACTTGCCATTCTTTTGGACATTGGCATTGATTATACTTATTAGTAAATTCTTCTATTGTAAAGAAGGTCATATTATAACCCCCTTTCTAATTAAACTAATTTAACGATTGCTTCATCTCTTACAATATCAGCACCGAACATAGCACGTCCTTCGATAACAAACATACCAGGAAGTCCAGGATATTCAGTGAATTGGTTAAAGTTAGAGAAATACATATCTCCTGCAACAGCTTCTACATTTGCGAAGAAACCTTTATCTCCACTTTGTAGAGTAGCACTTGCGATTGGGAAAATGTCTACTCCGTAAGCTCTTGCAACTGTTCCTCTATCTACACCTTCAACACCAGCAAGTGTTTCGAAATGTAATAAAGAAGTTAATTTAGCAACTAATTTTCCATATTCAGTAGCTTCAAGTCCCATTTTGTAATCATCGTAAGCATTGTGGTTGAATAATATAGCTTTTAATGCGTTAATATCAGCGATTGGATCAGTTGTTAAAGTGAAGCTTTGAGTTGCACTTGTTAATTTGTTGTATCCGTAAGTATCAATAGCAGAAGCGATTAAAGCATCTTCTTGTGCGATTTGTGATTCAATAGCTTGGTCGATATTGTTCATTCTTGGATCAACAGCAACTGAATAATGTCTGTCTAATTCTGTTAAATCGATTTTTACACTATCATAAGTAGCAAGTGTAGGTGCGATTGGTGTAGCACCAGAAGGTGTAGCAACAGCAACAGGTTTTGTTTTAATAACTTCAATCATAGGAGTACCTGTGCTTCTAATTTCTCCTAAGTATGAAGGGTTTAAGAAGTTCATGAAAGTTGAACGATATAATAAATCTTCATATACTTTCTTAACAACTCCTTGTAAGTCTAGATTTAAACTAGTGTAATTCATTTAATTCATCTCCTTATTGTTTTTTAATTAAGTCTTTGATTCTAGTTAAACGGTGTACTTCTGGTTTCTTTGGTTCTCCTGGAACATTACCAATAGGTAAATCGTCTTTTGCCTTTGGTGGTTCGCTTGGTGTGGTAGGAAAATATGTGTCTTTGAATTTCTCTTTAATTTGAGAAATTGCTTTGTCATCATCAGCTTCTTCTCCATATAAAGAACTTCTCATTTTAGAAACTTCTTCGAATTGGTCTTTTTTGAAACCATATTCAACCATAGTTCTTTCAAGTGATACTTTCTTTACTTTGTCTGCTAAATCAGTATTCCTTTTCTCAATATCATCGTATTTGCCTTGAAGGTCATCATAAGCACTCTTAGAAACTTTATTAGCTTCATCAACAGCACTTTTGATTTTTTTCTCTACCTCACTTGAAGGTTCATACCCCTTTCGTAAATCGTTTTCTAGTTTTTCGAAATCAATATCGTCATTTGTAATAGTGATTTCTTTGTTTGTGATATACTTTTTAATATCCATTTTTTTCTCCTTTTCTAGAATATAGAGAAAGTGCAAATTAGGTATACCTTGTCTAGTTTATAGACATTCGGCAGGTCTACTTTTCAAGCTCTTTTATTTTTTCACGGATATGCTTGATTTTCTCCGTTGTTTTATCTACCGAGTCTTGATCTCCTAATTCCTTGTAGATACGTCTATCTGCAAGTAATCTTGATTTTTTAAGGTCAAGACTTTGTATTTTTTGTTTAGTTTCGTACTTTTCTTCCCATTCAGGACTATCGTACTTTTCTTCTTGAAGTTGTTCTTGACTCCAATAGGATACCCATACATGTTTGCAATTAGGGTGTCCTACGTTTCCGTCTATCGCATCTTCTTTGTACCATTCTCCGTCTTTACCATAAGCTCTTAATATCATTTCTTCTCTCATAGTTGGTTCTCTATCTGTGTATACATACCCTTGATATGCCATACAATGCTTACAAGCAAAAGGGTGTGCTGGTAAATACCATAAATGGTTATCTAAAAGTTTTGCATCGTATATTGATCTATTCCATGCACTTCTTGTTAGATTTACGTTGTATAGCATTGATAGGTAAGTACCTACGTCAACGTATCGAATAATATCCCCAGAAGCATGACTAAAATATGGAATAGTTTTATCTAATTCATCGTATTTCTTCATAAAGCTTACAAGGTCTTGTGCTAAATCTTTACTATCCTTGAACCTTTTAGAAATACTTTCGTATAGTCTTATGTGTCTATTAACATATCTTTGTTCAAATGTCTTGAAATCTCTACTTGGTGTTAGTTCGTATAGTTCTCTATCGTCTAACTCATATTCTTTCCAAGTGTTTTCAAGTTTTATCGAACGTTCTGTTATCTTTTTGTTTCCATAAAGTTCGGCATCTCTAAAATCTCTTTGTATAACCATTTTTTGCAACTCTTTAATCGATTTATCCATATAAGAGTGGTCTACATTCCATAACTCCACAATTCCCTTTGTATACTCGTCTATTGGGGTTCTCTTATATAGGTTTTCAAAAAACTTCTCTTTTGTTGTTAGTTGCATACGGTTATATTTCGATAGACTTTCCCAAACTCTATCTTCTATAAATATATTTAAAGCTTCATAAGAAACTTCTGTTCCTTGATAAGTAAGTAGTGCTTCTTCAAGTTGTTTTTGAAATTCTTTGTAGACTTGTTCTTCGTCTATCATAATTCTCCAAACTCAATATTCATTTTGTTAGATTCTTCTTGCCATTCCTTAACTAAAACATCTCTTTCGATAGGTTTATCTACTAACTTGTTAAGAATTGGTAGTACAATATCAGCTCTTACTGAATAAGGAACACTCATAGCTCTTTGAACATCTTTTAAGACTTCTAATTTCTTCATATCATCGATTCTTTCATTTGCTCCATATTCCCATTCAACTTCAAAAGGTATTTTATTTACCTCTATTTCGTTGCTTTCTTGTAATCTAATGATATTCTCCAACAATCTATTGATTTGTGGCTCTAATTGGCGTTTTATTGCCTCTACGGTCATTTCACTAGCATTCGCACTTAAATCTACGTTTGCTGTGTTCATGTATGCATCTTTTTCATAACCAAATGAAGCAGGGCTTAAACCAGCCATTTGAATTATTTGGTAGTCATAGAACTTGAATGTATCTTCATATTCTTTTGTTCTTATATCTCCTTGTAAGAACTCGAAGAAATGGTGGTCTGCATCACTAGGCATTAAAACGAAATAGTCTTGTAATGTTCCTACATTTAAGGTTTGCACTTGATAACTTGATGATCTAGGTTGCCATTGTGTTGCAATATCTCCTGTCATATAGTGTTCACTAGAAGCAATTCTCGTTTTTGTCTTTTCTATTTCTTCTGCAAGTGTATTGATTAGAACCATTTCTTCATTCAATAGTTTCTTACTATCCTTGAAGAAGTCTTGTCCTATATCTATGTTTACAAGTACTTCATAAGGTTTGTTTTCTACTTTTTCGTATTCAGTATCGAATATATCGTTAAATCTTGATAGCTTTATCTCTACCATTTTGTCTTTTTCATCGATATATGCTTTAAACTCTATCGTACTTGTTCCGTCCCCATTTATTAAGATTCTTCTATGTAGTTCGTATCTTGTTTTATCTTTAAAGAACTCTTGTACAATAGTTGCTTCTTTTATCTGGTCGAATACTTGTACTAAGTCATGAATATCTGTTTTATTTAAACATTCTAAGTAAACTTTATCGTTAAACTTGTGTAAGTATATAAAACTTTCGGTTTGATATATGGCTCTTTCTAATGATTCACTCAAAGTAGGCATTAACCAATTTATTTCTAGTCCGTCAGTTTGTGTTATTAACTCACTACCGAATATTTGATTACGAATATAAGTTGCTATTTTCTTAGCACTTGGAGCTATTACATATTCGTCTTGATATTTGATATTAGGTTGTCCATTTGTTTCTCCTGGAATAACTACTTTTGCTGATACTCTAATAAACGGTGCTTGTAGTATTCCACTAGGTTTTACTCTACCTGTCATACTTTCTCTCCTTTCTCATATTCGAAACTCCAATGAGTTTTCTTTTTGTTTTCTTCTGTATATAAAACGTTAGTAGGGTGTATCACACTCTTAACGTGTAAGCTATGGAATATTTGAGGTTTAAACCAAAAATGAACTACATAGATGTTCTCATTTGGGTTCTCGTTTGGGTTTATTCTTACCTTTCCTACATATATTCCATTTAAGTAAAGGTGCATTTTCCATTTTCTACGAAAAAAAGACATACAATTTCTCCTTTGTATGCCTCTAAGCGACTCTTTCAAGTCCTTCATTTGCACTTTCTTTTCATTATTTATTATAAGTCAATATATACGACATGAGTACGACATCTTACTTGTTTTCTATAAATATGTACCTATTATCGTATATATCGTATACTTCTATTTTATGACAACGTGGGCAGGGTATAGTTATTCTTAAAGGTATCTCTTGTTTGATACCTATCTTTCGTAAGTTCTCTAGATACTTTTCTATATCTACTTCTACTAAAAACCTACGAGTGAGCTTACACCTGATTTTCATACTATCGGTGCTAGTCCCATATCTTTCATAAGGTCTAGTGCGTATCTTGTTGCATCAATAGAGTGATCTAGTTCTTTTTTGTATATGTTAGTTCCAGAAGTTTCACTCTTTATCTTGTCATATTGATAACTATCGAACTCTATAAGACTATCGTCCTTTCCTGATTCTTCATACCGCCCGTCATTGTAAAAATGTGTTATAGAAGGTCTTTCTAGTATCTCAAAGTATCCTTTATAAAAAAGAGATTGTAGATACTCTACACCTTCGTTTACTGAACCTGCTCCTTTTTTACTAATATCGTGTGGGATATTATCAACCGTTAATCGATTGTCAAAGTGTGAAGCTTCACTATCTATTACTATTCTAGTTATTGGTATGTTTGGGTATTTAGCTTTCAAATATACTAAAAACATTCTTAACTGTAATGAGTAATACTCGGTAGTAGGGTTATCTTGAAATACCTTACTATCATGGTAATAACATTCTAACCTTACTATTTTCCATTTACTGTCTTTCTTGCTGTATGATAGTGCCAAAGGTACGAATGTAGTAGGGTTTACTGAACCATAGTCTATTCCTATGATTATCTCCCTCATTATGTAATTCATATCTTTTATTGTCTTTATATTATCAAACACTTTTCCTTCTGCAACTACCCATTTGTTAAATACCTTTTGTTCTCTTAAACTACCAGGTGGAAACATTTCAACTACTTGTCTTATCTTTTCCTCTGTATCAATTAAAGGGTTATCATAAGGAAAGAATACATATTGTTTAGCATTTGGTTTACCGTCTATGTATGTTTCTTTGTATGGGTGTCTATCACCACCTTCTACGTTGAATGAATGAATAGTCTTTAAATATGGGTGTCCTGCGAAAGACATTTGTCTACCAGGAAACTCATTGAAACTCGCTTGTAGCTCTTTTACCGAATATATTCTAGCTGATTCGTCTATCCATATAAAGACTAATGGTTTCCCTAAAATCTTATTGAAACTCTTAACGTTGTTAAACCCAAAGAAAAAAATCTTTAAGTTATAGATTGATAGTGATTTGTCATCAGTATTCCATTTCAAGTCGTAGTCTTTTCCGTTCCTAAAACCGAACTCCTTTAAGTGCATCTCTAATACTTCGACTATGTTTCCTTTTAATGTTTCAATAGTCCAACCTACTATCGCACCATAGTATTGCTTGTTTGGATCATACTTATATAATTCCTGTGCGTATTCAACAGTAGCTTCGGCTATTATGTAAGTTTTACCACTTTGTGTACTTCCTTCAACGTATATCTCTGGTATATTAGGAGAGATTATATCATTCCTTAATTGGTTCTGTTTCTTCGATATTCTCATTTATTTCTTCTAATCTCTTTTTGTTTTTAGAAATCTTTTTAGTAGTTTCTTTTTGGCATTGATTACTTTCAACGTCTTTGATAACTAACTCTTTGTTTTCTAATTTTATCTTTTCTGCTTCGTCTACGATTATTCCGTTTGAATTGTTAATCATATACTTATTTCCAACTTTGATAAATTCCATTCCTAATATCTCCTTTCTATCTATATTGATTCCATTATTCTCCATTAGTGCTGTTAGGTTTATTCGCCCCATACATAGCACCTTCTAACTTGGAGTTATCACTTATTTCTATCTTAACAGTAGGAGTACTTTGGGTTTCTCCTTCTAATTCTCCTATGGTTTCCATAATAGTCTTGTAGTTAGCACTATTACCTAAAATAGAACCCTTAATAAGTCCTAGTGTAGCTAGTTGTCTATAAGTAAGTCCTTTTGTATTACCCTCTATATCTGCAACTTCTTCTAGCATTTCTTTAAGGGTTTCTCTCATTGTTTTTTTCTCACGTCTTGCCTTGCCAGAAGCTATTCCACCCTTTCTACCATTTTTCGAGGCTTCTTCACGGTCTTGCTCACTCGTAAATGGTATTAGGTTTTGTTCATTTGCCATAGTACCACTTCCTTTATATTATTTTAGGTTTTCGACAATTTTATTATTGATTTCACTACTTAATTTAAAAGCATCTTCTTTATTAGTGAATGTTTGGTGTATTCCTACGGCATTGGATACATTCCAAATATGTGTTGCCTTAACCTTCTTATTAGTCATTGTAAATCTATCAGCTTCTATCTTTGTTATCTCATATTTAGATACTAACTTATCGCAATCAAACATTTCATATTCGCCTTTGTCTACTTTTTGTTCAAATTGTGCTTTGTTTAATTCTTCTTTTGTAAGTTCTAGATAATCAACTCTTGTAAGTAGACTTGCTGTTCCTAATGGATACATAAGTCCTTTTTCGTCATTCTTATAAATAGCAATGTCTTTGTTCTTGATTTCTACTTTCTCCATAAATGTTTTTAGATTTTCGTCTATCATAGTTTTTTCTCCTTTGTAAAATTAGTTAGATTCGTTATGATTTCTCCTGCTGATAAATACTCACTTGGTATTCTATTTATTCTTTTTAAACTATTCCAATACTTTCTTTCTTCTTTGTCTTTTATCTTTGAAGTATCTATTGATCTAGATTTGATTATTGTAAATAAGGGTTCACTTTCTGGTATACTATTGAACTTTCTTAAAAAGTCCGTTTGTCCTAGTTTAAGGAACTCTTGAAAAGTGATGTTCTCATATCTAGCACAATAGAAAGCATAAGCATTGTTTAAGTCGCTAGGGTAAGCAAAACAAAACAATGTTTTACTTTTCTTCGCTGGGAGATTCCGTCTTTCCCACTATTGCTTGGTTGACTTGATTAGTAAATTCTAATATATCGTCTTTGTTAGTAATGTCTATACCAATATCCTTTATGATTTCTGCCAAAGTCATTCCACAGAACTTCTTTAAGATTTCATCATAAATAAGTTCGGCTTCTACGGATAGACAATACTGTTCTAACTCGATAAGGTTAGACTTGTCCTCGTATCTCTTGTTTCCTTCTACTTTAACTAAAACTAGATCATCAGCACTCATATTCATTTTCTTTAGTTCACTCATCATACGAGCTTTAGCTCTAAAGTTAATGTTTTGAACACTAGATAGTAGTTCTACGTCTTTTTTAAATGTAAAAGTCTTTTCTTTGTACTTTAATTCAGTTGTATCATCGTCAATTTTAATAAACTTATACATAATTTCTCCTTTTTTGGTGCTTATATAATAGAATAGGAGTGATTGTGTGATTTACCTGGATAATAAAAGTTTTATAAGCACCGTCTAACTCATAGACCTGATAATCGCCTACGAATTAGACGCTACCTATAAAAAAGATAGCGTTTTGCAATATTGAAAGGAATATGAATTGCAAAAATAAAAAATGAAAAAGAATGTTAGGTATCTACAACTTCTACTTACCGAGAGTGATTTGTAGATTAGCACGTCGAACGTACAATGGTTTAAAGTCTTATAGATACCATAGAATAGATAAAAGGTACGAACCATTATGTTATAAGCATAATGCCTTTTCTTTCAGTTGACTGCAAATCAACTTGCATTATCTACTCTATGCTATTTATAAAATTCTATTTGTATTTTGTTCTTTATAAGTAGCCCATCTTAAATTAGAAACAACATTATTCAATTTATTTCTATCAATATGGTCTACTGTTGGTTTATTTTCTAAATTAGGTATAAATGCTTCTGCAACTAATCTATGTATATGATAATATTTTATTTTACCATTTTTGCATAGAGGCAATCTATAATATCCTTTGTTTGTTATAGATGGTACTTTTATTATTTCTTCACATTTTCTTTTTTTTCATCATTCTTTTTAGACTTCTAACTTTGCCTAAATTAGATATTTGATACAGTCCTTCGTATCCTTTTATATCTTTCCAAATCTCCATACTTATACCTCCAATCTATAAGTCGAGGGTTGATTGGAGCAACCCTCTAGTATTCTCTTATGAACACCATGAGAAACAATCGTACTAAACTATAGAAACTGTTTCTCATGCTACCCATAATACTTGACTTACATATCCCTCGAATAATTGTGTCATCACTCACAAATCTAATCAATAATAGCAATTTATACTATTCCCTACACTTAAGCATTTCTGCCTCGATAGTCAATGTTTTTCTATCCTCTATTCTTCATAATGCAAGTTTAAGTAGCACACTTAAATTAGGGCTTTACATTTACTCATATTAGTAAAACTAATGCTTTCAAGCAACATAACTCCCATATAAACTAGATTTATTAGTTTTTCTAGCGACTTATGTCGACTACGGGTACACTCATTTATACGTTAGAGTGTAATAGCATTCATTACGAATACTGTACTATCAAAGTAGCAGATACTCTTGGGGAAACAAGGTATCATAATCAATTCTACACTCGTGTAGTTCCCATTATTGATTTAAGACTTTGACAGTACACTACCCATAAAGGATAGTGTCGACTGGAGGCGATTCTATACAGGAGGTTTAGTATAGAATGTGTGGTATTTATAGTGCCAAAACTAATTCTTTATAATATGGCTGGGTTTTTCACTTCTCCCCACACTTTTAGTATAAAATAACTTTTACGACATAAATACGACATCTTACAAATAACTTCTTCTAAAAATATTTATAAAATCTTCTCTTGTTCCTATATACTCCTCAAAATATTTTTGTGCCTTTACTTTCCATTTATCATTGAACTCTTTATCCTCTTGTAATATTCGATGACATTTTAAACATAATGGTAGTACGAAACCATATACCATTGAGTTGATTCTATTCTTTCCTTCGTAAATTTCATGCTTTGTGATTTGATAACTTGAACCACAATTCATACATACTTCTAGATCATCATAGAAAACACTCTTTCTATTTCTTTCTAACCTTACTAACTTATTACTCTTTTTTTTCATAATTTCCTTTCTCTAGACCACAACTAGACCACAATTTCCAGAGAAAATATAGTTTTTTGAGTAAAGTTTATACAATTTATTTGTTGATATTGCAATGGTTTTTATCGGTTTCGATATATTCCAATCATTCTCCTCAGCTCCACCATTAAGTATTAAAATCATTGTATATCAATGGTTTTTTCTTTTTCTAAATTGTATAAACCACACTCTAGACCACATTTTCAGTAGAATTATAAGGTATCTATGATTTTTGACACCTCTAATAGTTCGTTTTTATATAGGTGTGTGTAAGTATCTAACGTTATAGATATTTTACTATGTCCTAGATACTTTGATACTAGAACAATACTTGCACCATTATTGATTAAGAATGACGCACAACTATGTCTAAAGTCGTGTATCCTTATTTGTTTCACTCCTGCTTGTTTGCAATACTTATTCTTCTTTACTTGGATAGTAGTTTCTCTAAATGGCAACTCATTTCCAAATACAAACCACGATTCATTAAAATACTTTTTCTTTTTTGCCTCTTTTAGTAGTTTCTCATACGATTTTAGTAATTTTAATGGAATTGGCAACACTCTATTAGAATTGGCTGTCTTTGGGCTTGAAATCGTGTATAATTGACCTTTTAGTTTAGTAGTTAGTGTCTTATTGATACTAACTTCTTTTTTTTCAAAATCTATGTCTTTCCAAGTTAGTGCTGTTGCCTCTCCTTGTCTTAACCCTAAATAGTAAAGTGTTTCATAAAATGTACGATAGTCAAACTCCTCTACTACTGATATAAACTTCTTAAATTCATCATAAGTAAAGAATTGCATTTCCTTTTTCATTTCGTTTACTCGTTTGTAGTTCTCTATATAGTTTAACATGTAATCGTTTGTATTGTAAAACTTGTTTGAGTACCTTATCATTCGTTTAAGCAAACCTAATACCTTGTTTTTGTATTCTACGGAATATCCTCTTTGATCTAGATATAACTGTAATTGTTTCCACGTTTGTAAGTTAAAGTCATTTACTTTTATATTGTCTAAAGGTGCGAATATCTTATATTGATTCTCTAACTTTCTTAAAGATTGTGGCTTTATGTCTTTTCTTCTGTACTCTATGTATTCCAGGAACAAATTCTTAAATGTAATGTTTGAGGCACTTATCTTATTTTCTTTTGCTTTTATTCTAAACCTAGCTTCTTCTAGTTCAGCTTCTTTTTTCGTGTCATATCCTTTTGACGTGTATTGTTTCGTATTTCCGTATATATCCGTATATCGTAAAGTAAAGGAATATTTTACCCCACTTTTTAATTGTTTCTTTTTAATTGACATAACCGTTCCCCATTTCGATTATTTCTTTTTAAATAAGTCAAAGATACTAAAAGACGTTTTGTTGTATACCTTGTTGTAAATTGCTTTCTTTGGATCTTTTATTATTCCTGTTCCTTTTTGATTGTAAAAAGGCACTACTTCACTTTTGATTTCTCTTTTAAGTTTTCCTGTTGTTCTAGCTTTGATAGATTTCTTTATACTTGGTTTTCTTATTCCTATTTTCATTTATTATCTCCCTTTCATATATTTATTCATAATTTCCTTTAATAGTTCGTCTGGTTCTATACAATAAACCCTACATATTTCTATAAATATGTTTCTTCTTATTTTTGTTTCTCCATTTTCGTAATGAAATAGAGTTTGTCTTGTTATTTTATTATTCATTTTCCTAGATAATTCTAGTAAAGACCACCCTTTTTCTAATCTCTTTTCTTTCAGCACGTTTCCTATTACTATATTAAAATCAGTATCTACTAGTTTATCATCACACTTCATAAAATCACTCCCTTTACATTATAACACACTTTACAAATATTTTTTTACAAAAAGTTAAAAATATTCTTGACTAGTGTATTTTTTCGTGATACATTAGACATAGTTAAGGATAACCTTGACTAGAAAGGAATGATTAAATGTTAGTTAAATTAAAAGGCAAGAGGGTTGAGAAAGGTTTAAATCAAAACGACATTGCCAAGCTATTAAATATGGCAACCTCTACCTACAACATGAAAGAAAATGGAATTAGAGAATTTTCTATGACAGAGTGTATAGAAATTATGAAGATCCTAGAATGTAGTTTTGAAGAAATTTTTTTACAATAAAAGTTAAGGATATACTTAACTAATAGAAAGGAGTTGGAAATATGAAAAAGATTTTAAAGAAAGTCCTAATCGTTGCTGTTCTACTTACTATTGTTTATTCGTTTGCAATGCTTTATTCAAGTAGAATTGAAAGAATCGAGAACGGAGAATTAACACTAGTAAGTGAAAGTTATAGAGATTAAAAAAGAGAAACCTTGTGGCAAGTTTCTCATATCTATTATAGCACAAAGGAGTAGATATGGAAGAAAGACAATTTAAAGGTATATGGATACCTAGTGAAATATGGCTTACTGATGAACTTACAATTTTAGAAAAGATTGTCTTGGTAGAAATTGATAGTTTAGAGGACGAAATGAAAGGTTGTTTTGCTAGCAATAAATACTTCGCAAACTTCTTCAAATTAAGTCCAGGAAGAATATCACAAATTATTACAAACTTAACTAAAAAGAATTATATCGAAGTCAATTATATAAAAAATGGTAAGGAGATTCTAGAGAGAAGAATACGAATTAAAAGACCACCTTACCCCCTATTTAATAAATTAAATACCTATTTAGAAAATGATGATAGGGGTATTAAGAAAATTAAAGAGGGGTATTTAGAAAATGATAAAGAGAATAATATAACTACTAATAATATAAATGATAATAAAAAAGAAATATATAAAGAAACAAGATTTAAAAAACCTACTTTACAAGAAGTAGAGGAATACTGCAAAGAGAGAGGAAACTCTGTAAACGCAGAACAGTTTATCGATTTCTACGAGAGCAACGGTTGGCGAGTTGGAAAGAACTCAATGAAAGATTGGAAAGCTTGTGTAAGGACATGGGAAAGAAATCGAATAAATGAATACAAGGAAACACGATTTGAAAGAGAACAAAGAATTATGAAAGAGTGGGAAGAAAGAGAATGAATAAAACACAAGTAAATAAATTAGTAAATAAAATTAAAGGATATTACAATAGTCAATTCTTTATAGACGACTATGTATTAGACGCATGGTTCGAACAACTAGAACCTTATGATCTAGAGGACGCAGAAGAACACATACAAGAATATTTAAAAGAAAACCCTGACATTGCACCAAAACCTCATACATTTATTAAAGGACTTTTAACAAGAGAACAAAAAGAAGCTCGTAAAAATAGTTCTTACTTAATCAGTTGCAATTTATGTGGTAAGTGGCTAACAAACGATGAGTACGAGGCACACTACGATAGGTGTTTGGATATTCAATACTTATTGAGTGTCGCAAAAAGAAAAGGGGAAAAGTTCACTAGAGAGGACTTGGAGAATTGTAGACAGGACGTTATCGATAAACTTCTAGCAAAATACCCACCAGAAAAGAGGGAGTGGAATGAACTATTTAGATAGATACCATAAGAGTGGTAGGAGAAAAACTAAAGACGAGATTCTAGAGAGTGAACTTACTAAACATAAAGTCAAATGTAAATGTGGGCATACATTAATAATCATAGGAAGAGATAAGGTGCTTTGCAATCACTGTGGGCATTATGTATACAGAAACAAACAAGAAGAGTTTAAAGCCAAAATGAGGAGTGTTTTGAATGGATAGGGAAAAAGTTATTAGAATATACGATTCTCTACTATCAGGAGAAAGAGAAACATTAAACTTCTCAAAAGGATATAAAGTATTCGAAGAATTATACGAATTATACAAAAAAGATTTAGAAGAAAAAGGGTTTATAAGAAAGGAAAATGACTTTCTAGTCATTATAAGAAAAAATGAAAACGAAGAATAAATTAAGAATTGAAAAAAGCAAATATCCTACTGACGAGATCACACACGTTTTATGGTTAGAAACTGAAAGTTTAAGTGGTTCTGGATATAGAGGAATATATCATGGGACATACCAAGAATGTTTTATTGAAAAAGAAAAGTTAGAAAACAAACCAAAGTCAAAAAGGAGAGGAATTAGAGCATGGATATTATCACATTAGAAAATAGACGTGAGTCATACG